CATCCATCGCGCGCCAGGCCTTCGGGGCGAACTACGAACCGCGGCTTGAATGGGGCGGCGGCGCCGTTATCGACGATTTCGATAAGCGTTTCGGCATTGCGGACGTGGCGGGCGTTTGCCAGGCGGTGGGGTTCAACACGATCCCGGCATGGATGCGGCCGTTTAACGTGCTGAGCAACGGGGAGCGGTTCCGGGTCGAGCTCGCGCGGCGGTTGCTCGAGCTGCGCGACCCGATCATCGTCGATGAATTCACGAGCGTTGTGGATCGCCAGGTGGCCCAGATTGGTGCGCACGCCGTTCAGAAATACGTACGAAAAAACAAGCGCCGGTTCGTGGCCGTATCGTGTCATTACGACATCATCGAGTGGCTCCAGCCCGATTGGATCTTCGAGCCTGCCGGCATGCATTTCGCCCGCAGGAGTCTTCAGCGCCGGCCGCCACTCGATGTCACGATCAGCCGGGTCGATTACTCCGCTTGGAAACTGTTCGCTCCGTTTCACTATATGACGGCGAATCTTCATCGCGGCGCGCGTTGCTTCGGGCTCTTTATTGGGGATCGCATCGCATCGTTTGGCGGCATGCTGCACCGGCCCCATCCCAAAGCCGATGACATCATGGGACTCTCACGACTCGTTACGCTGCCGGACTGGCAAGGCCTGGGGCTCGCGATGATCCTCAGTGACAAGCTCGGCGCTGCGTACAAGACGATTGGCAAGCGAATGCACACATACCCCGCGCATCCGGCCCTGATTCGCGCATATGATCGCAGCGCGAACTGGAAACTAGAAAAAAGGCCGGGTACGTATTCTCCAGCGACGGGGGCGGGCGGACTGAGGGGCAAGGGAGAGTTTGGCGGTAGGCCGTGCGCCGTCTTCGAATACGTCGGCGCAGAAATGCCGCTCGACGACGCGCGGAGGCTGCTGGCAGCATGAACAGAGAAGAATGGCAGGAATTGCAGCAAGCGGCCGAGGAATCGCGGCTGGTTTCTGATGTTATTCCCCACCCTGGGATTATGTTGTACGCGTCCGCAGTGGAATACCCCACGGGCGGACGCGAAGAGACGGACGAATTCGTGGAGCGCTGGGCGATTCGTTAGAGCATGCCGCGCAGACGTTCAGCGAGTTCCGGCGGCGGCGAAAATAGCGTCTGCGCGCCCTTGACGCCAATGAACGGGAGCGGACGGGGATTCGCCAGGACCCAGCCAATCGGCCCGGTGAACCAAGCGCTATCGTGATGGCTGACGCAATCGAGCAGATCGACCACGCCGATGATGCCGGCGCTCGAGAAGCGCGCCGGGAGTTCGACGCCAGCCATGCGAAGCTGGGCGCTATCAGCGTCACATTGCGGCGATCGCGACGAGGCTTGTATGAGGAGCGGACCCCGATAGGAGGTCCGCCACGTCCGGTTCTCGGTGTTCTTGCCTCCGTGGATGATGAGCCAGGCCCACGGCTGCCGTACGGTGAGGATTTTCATTCGGATTCTCCTTGTGGGCCGCGCGCATCGTCCGGGTTGCTCCATGCTGGCGTAGCGACCGCTGGTGGCAGCACTGGCTCATCAGCGTTGCAGCTATCGATGGCCCTCTGCAATAGCGGCTTCGTGTCGTTATTCAACTTGATAATCCACCAATCGCGTGAGTGGCAATCGGTGTTTTTAGCGTGAAGTGCTTTAGGTAGCAGTGATCGAAACTCTTCTGCATCGAAGAACCCCTGCGGCGTTTCTACTATGTGCAACTCAGCATCGCTGCGCAGCGAGTCGAGCGGGTAGATGCGCAGTACCATTTTGCATAGCGGGCGGTGTTTATTCGCGCCACGTTCGCGACACACGTCCCAAGTTATATTTACACGTACAGGATCACCTCGATCCGGTATACCACGCGGAAATTTTAACTGCGGGCTTTCGTGTTGCATCCCGCGTACGAAAGCAGTCTTCGCATCGGCAAGGTGCAAATCGGCTGAATGCACCATCCAGCGGCCAATGAGAAACGCGCCCTTCCCGGTTTGCGCCGGAGTGGCCCGGTCGGTTGATGAACTTGCCGCTAGCGCTCCGCCAGCAGCGTTAAAGAACCCTCGTCGCGATAGGGACATTTGTGTTCTCCTTTTGAATCACGTTTGCAATTGCAAATAATGCTTCCATTTCCGTTATTCTCCTTGCTGGTCGTGAAACCAGCCAGTTTGTCTATTGCCGCGTCTGTAGGTGCGGCGGAATCCATAATCGCGTGCGGCGGCATACCACAACCGCCCCGCTAAACGCTGAAACTCTCGTATTGTCATGTGCTTGCCACGTCGTGAACAGGCGATTATCCAGACCGTCTGTTCGGCATCATCGCGGAACCATTCGAACAACAACGGGAAACGGCGCTGTCCATGGATGCGCGCGATTCGCAAGCGTGTCTCCATCGGGGGCGTAAATCCGTCAGATGTTCGAGGGCGCGCCATTCAGTTCCACGCGGCTTCAAGTATTTCGTCAACTGCTCTGTCGGCAGCTTCTTGCGCAAGCGCATCGCTGTTTTCGTGCGTCTTGCAGGCAATCCCGAGCACATAGCTAGGAACCTCGCGCGTGCGCGAAGGCTGAGGGTGTACGACTGTTACTTCCGCGCGCGGCTTCGCGGCGCTACACACGCTACAAACGAACAGGGTATCGGTCATGTCTATGCCTCCTTCGCGGCCATTACGTGCTGTTTCATTGCAGCCATGAAGCTCTGCGAGTACTGTCCTGTAACTGGGGCGCGCAGTTCCTTGGACATCTTGCCGTCTTTCAGGAACATAATCATCCACTCAGCGCGGCGGACATCAACGCTCACCGTGAAATCGCCTTTCACGAAAACGTGGTGATTGGGTGCGTAATGAGCACAGACTTCGTCCTGTTGGCGCTCCTGAAAACCCAGATTGGAGAGCGACTTCAGCATCACATCGATGTGGGCTTGGATTTTCGGGTGGATCGTTTCGGTTGTCATTCTGTATGTCATGTTCAAAATCATCCTTTTGCGGCAACTTCCGTTTGCATATTCAGTATGCAGCAGCCCCCATCGGGAAGCCTCAGTTTTCCCATGTTTTTACCACGTTTAGAATCAATGAGATGACCGCGCTCAAAGCGAAGGAAAGACGAACGCCAGGGCGATGATTTTATGCAGATAGGTTAACCATCACATTGGGATTGCGAGGCCCAGCTCCGAAGCCCACGGTTATCCGTAAGATCGAGGGGAATCGTTCGCGCCGCCCGCTGCCGGCGAATGAGCCCGCATATGCGGCTGGCGTGCCGAATCGACCCGCGCACATGTCGGCCAGTGCTCGACGCGTTTGGGATGGGCTGATCGTCGAGATGGCCCCTACGGGGGTGCTTCGCACGGTGGACGCGCTCGCGCTGGCCCAGCTCTGCGAGGACCAGGCGATGCTCGATGAATTGCGCGCCGGCCTCGAGAAAATGAAGCGCGAAATAACGCGCAAGGCGAAGGCCGATAAGAGATCGCTGCCAGGCGGCGCCCTGATAGCATTGAGCCGGACGATTGAGGGCCGCCGGACGCTAGCCACGATTCGGGAGCTATCGAGTCAGATCATTGTGCAGCGCCGCGAATTCGGACTGACGCCCGCTTCGAATGGGCGCGTCCAGACGTCTGGATCCGGTTTTGAACCGATGGACGCATTGGAGTCGAAGCTGTGTGGCTGATGCGCCTTACCGGCCGGAAACATGCGCGTACTGCCATGTGGATACATGGTGCGAGATTCGGCAGAATGGAAAGCCGCAATGCCGCGCCTGCAAGGTCGAGCGGTTCTTTGCTGAAATCCTGTACCCGCCGCTCGGCTACAGGCTGCTGGGCTGGCAGCGTAAGGTTATTCGTGAACTATACGGCGTCGTCAATCTGAATACCGGGATGCGGCGCTATCGCCACGCATACGTCAGCGTAGCCAAACAAAACGGGAAATCGTTTCTGGTCGGCGGGCTCCCGATCTATCACCTGCTCATGGAAAGCGAACGTGGTCCGGAGGCGTACGGTTGCGCCGCGGCGCGCGAGCAGGCCGGTATTGTGTTTCGCGCGGCCATGCAATTGGTGAACGTCAATTCCGATTTGCGGCATCGGTTCAGGATATTGGAAAGCACCAAACGGATTCTTCGGGCTGACGGTGGCGGCTTCTATGCCGTCCTGTCGGCCGACGGCGACGTCCAGGACGGCATCCGGCCTAGCCTGTTGATCCGCGATGAGCTGCATCGCTGGAAAACACTGAGGGCCAAGACGCTGTACGACGTGACCACAAAGGGACAGAAGTCCCGTACGGAGCCGATGGACATCGCAGTCACAACCGCCGGCATGGAGTACGAATCGCCGCTTTGGTGGAGCGAATATACGCACGCCAAGCAGGTGCTGTCGAATGCCGTTAACGACCCGGGATATTACGCGGCGATTTGGGAGCCGGATTTGAAGCGCATCGAATCGGATCCGGAATACTGGAAATCGCGCGAGGCACGCGTCGCCGCAAATCCGAGCCATGAGGATCTGGGCGGATTTCTAAAGGATTCAGCGATTGTCGATGGCCTGAATAAGGCCCTGACGCAACCGAGCGAGAAGTCGGCGTATTTGCGGTACGACCTGAACGTACCGCTCAAGCAGGAGGAAGAGCCGATCATCGACATGACGAAATGGCGGGCTTGCGATGGCGGCATCGAGCTGGAATCCTGGCCTGAATTTGATGTTGATCTGTTCCTGCGAAAGTGGAATCTTCTCGACAAGCCGTGCTGGGTCGGCGTGGACGCTTCGTGGACGATAGACTTCACCGCCGCCACGTTCTTATTCCCGCCGTTCGCTGCGGATGCGATGGGGCCGGGATGTGACGCCTGGACGATTTTGCCATTCGCGTGGGTTCCCGAGGAAAAGATTCATCAACTGCAAATATCCTGTCGCGTACCGCTGTCGAGTTGGGTCGAGCGAAAGTTCCTATGCGCCACCCCGGGCAGCGCGGTCGATCAGCGCGCAGTCATGGACAAGATCCGGTGGGGCCGGCAGATGTTTGATCTGCGGGCGATGCCCTACGACCGTTGCAATTTCAGAAGTGAGGCGCTCAATCTCGCAGACGAGGGGATCCCGGCGATCGAGGTCCCGCAGAATTTCATGAACCTGAGCGCCGCGACGAAATTTCTGCTGTCCAAATACTTGGATCAGGGCATTCGGCACGGCAATCACCCGGTTCTGAACTGGATGGCCTCGTGCCTGCAATTGCAGTACGATCATAAAGATAATTGCCAGCCATCGAAGCCTGAGCGCGGCAAGAGCTCGAAGCGCATCGACATAATCCAGGCAGCCGTAACAGCATGGTCCCAAGCGCTGGTGGCCCCACAGAGTAAGCGGTCCGTTTATGAGACCCGCGGGCTGGTCGGCCTGGGTGGCAGGTGAAGAAACTCTCGGCCCAGCTCGCCCGGTCCCGCGCCGCGGCGAGATCCATCGGTCGCGTGGCCCCGAAATGCCTGGAGCAGGCGTTCTTTTTCGGCGGTCTCGCCGGCATGACGGCCGGCGTCTGGATGTGGATCCATGCCGCGGGCGTTTTCTTCGGCGGCGTCGTGATGTTCTGGTTGGCAAAGCTCATTCATGAGGCGCAGACTACTCGATGAACCTGGTCCGGCAGGCGTTCGCGCGCAAGGCCGAGTCTGCCTCGTCGGGCGGCGTGCCTGTTTCGGTATTCGGGCTATCGAGTTTCGCTGGCGAGGGCATCAGTCCGCAGACCGCGCTACAGCTTTCCGCCGTCTGGAGCGCCAACAAGATCCTGGCCGAGACGATCGGGATGCTGCCGCTCGACATGTACCGGGTCGACGGCGAATCGGTGCGGCCATTTCCGAAGCATCCGCTGCAATTTTACTTGCACGACGAGCCGAATCCGGAAATGAGCGCCATGGACTGGCGCATGGCGATGACGGGGTCGTTGGGACTCTGGGGCAATGCCTACGCCCGTATCGCCCGCATGCGCCGCGGCGACGTCGCTGGCCTGTGGATGCTGCACCCGCAACTGGTCAACGTGCGGCGCGATCGGAACGGCGTGCTCGAGTACGTCTACTACGGGCAAAAGACGGAAACGTACCAGCCGAAGGATATCCTGCACGTCCGGACGTTCTCGCTCGACGGCATCAATGGCTTGGCGCCGGTTATGTGGCTGCGCAATTCGCTCGGCCTGGCGCAGGCGCTGGAGCGCTACGCTGGCCGGTTTTTCGCGAATGGAGCGGTCCCGGCGATCGCGTTGAGTTATCCGGGAACACTGTCGGACGAGGCGATTCGAAACATCCGCGATTCATGGAAAAAGCTGTACGGCGGCGCGGACAATGCCCACGAGGTGGCGGTTCTCGAAGAGAACATGCAACTGAAGACGCTGGGCGTCGACCCGGAGAAATCGCAGAGCCTCGAATCGCGCGAGTTTCAGATTTTGGAAGTGGCGCGACTCTACCGCATCCCGCCCCACATGCTGGCATACCTGCAGAGCGCCAGCTATGCATCGATCGAGCAGCAGTCTCTCGAGTTCGTGACCTATACGCTGCTGCCCTGGATCAAATGCTGGGAGCAGGCGATCAGCCGCTGCCTGATCGACACCGAGGACAAGGGCCGGTTCCTGGCGCAATTCAACCTGGCGGAGTTGCTGCGCGGCGATCTGCAGAGCCGGTACGCGGCCTATGCGGTTGGGCGGCAGTGGGGATGGCTCAGCGTCAACGACATTCTCCGGATGGAGAACGCGAACACGATCGGACCCGAGGGCGACGTGCGGCTTGAGCCGATGAACATGATCGAGATCGGGAACGCCGCGCGGCCATTCACCGGAGCGCCGAACGCGCGGACAGGAGCGCCGCCGATACCGCCGAAGAAGATGCGGTCGTACGAGGAATACATGGCCGGAGTGGCGGCTTAGGGGGTTACGCGCGAAATGGAACTCATCCAAAAGACCTACAAGCTCCAAATCAAGGCCGTCAAGGAAGACGGGACGTTCGAGGGGTACGCATCGGTTTTCGGCAACGTCGATAGCGATGGCGAGGTCATCGATAAGGGCGCGTTCAAGCGGACCATCAATAACAACAAAGGCATTGTGCCCATCCTGTGGCAGCACGATCGCAAACAGCCGTGCGGATGGAACATGGCCGCAGAGGAAGATGGTTACGGCCTCAAGGTTACCGGCAAGTGCATGATCGACACCGAAATCGGGCGCACAGCGTTTTCTTTCCTGCGCACCGGTCTTGAAGTTGGGGGTAAGCCCGGCCTATCGATCGGGTTTATTCCGGTGGCCAACGGCGACACCTACAAAGACGGCGTCCATCATTGGACCGAGATCAACT